CACTATAAAGAGAAGGTCTTAAATATTGATAATTAAAATTAGTTTGTTGACCATATAATGATGTACCTGCATTAGTATAAATTCTACTAAATCTATCTACTAAAGCATTAGTTTCAAACTTACCTGATTTTTGGATTTGGTCTACATCAAATACTTTAAGTTGATTACCACCAACGTTACGAATTACTACATCTGTTGAAAATAATCTTCTAAGTCTTGTAAATAAGCTTTTATCTGCCATTTTATTTGTTTTTTATAAATATCACAAAAGCCAGTTTATGTTCTCATCTTTACCACCTATATTCATTTTGTAGGGGTTTTGAGCATCTTGACCTGAATATCCACCACTATAATTAATTTTATTACTTTTTACACCATTTAATGCTGCTCTAGTCATATCTAAACTTTGTTGTTGAAACTTCAATGAAGTATCTCTCAGGAACATACCAATAGAAAATGACATAACCAAGTCATCGTTGTAACCTGTTTGAGCTTCTGGTCTACCATTTTTCCAAACAAATACTCTCATTTCTTCTAATAATCGTTTTGAACGAATAGTTACACTTCTATCCCCAACCATTTCTCTAAATTTATTAATACAAAGAGGTCTTGTTCTCATTGACATTGTAAATCCAGGAACCATTTCACTATTACCTTCATATACTCTAAGGTATGATTCTGCTGTTAATTGGTCTGATTTTGGAGATTGATATAAATTTCTATATCCTCTTTCTAAAATTGCATCTAATGTTGCCCATCCTATATTAGCATTTTCTACAACTAACATAGCATTGTTATATTCTGTGGCTAATCCTGTTAAAAAATAACCAAATTCTTTTGGGGGCATTTGTCCTTTATATTCAGCAACTTGAGTATTAGTTTGAATATCCATTACATGACATCCAGAAAAATCTTTTCCATCACCTCTTGCAACATCTGCTACTACTGTATATTCCCTAGAATAATCAGCAGGTTCCCAAATCCATAAATTGTGATCTACCCCTCTTCTTTCCATTGGATCCTTTATAGTTGTTTCTTTTATAAATTCTAACCACTCATTATAAAATACAATATCACCTGAAGTACTAAAATCACAATCACATTCTTGGGCTGCTATTCTAGGATCACCTAATAATTCATCTTGTCTATCTCTCCATGCTTGGTCTCTTTCTGGATGGACAAACCAAGGTAATCTAATAGGTAAAAAATCATTTTCTTTGCCTTCGGCAGCTACAAATGTTTTATGAAACCAATTTCCAGTACCATAAGGAGTACTTAATACAATAGCACCACCTCCAGTTGCTAAGGTTTGTTGAGCTGAAGCCCATATTTCTCCAATTTGTTCAATAAATGCTGCCTCATCAACTAATAGTAATGAAACTGCTTCAGATCTACCTGCATCTGAACTAGCTGAAGTAGCTTTAATTTGTGAACCATTACTTAATCTTAATGAAAGTTTATTATTTTCTTCAGCTGTTATTTTAAGCCATGAAGGTAAATTATCAAACATAAATTTTACCTTTGTAACCATATTACGAGCTGTTTCTTGTTTTGTTGCTATACAAAGAACATTTTTATCCTTATGAAACAACATTAACCATAAAGAATAACCAGCACATAAAGTAGATATACCTAATTGTCTAGATTTATTAATAATTGAATAATCATTTTCTTTAAATAAATTTAATACTTTTTCTTGGAAAGGATATAAATTAAATAAAACTCTACCTCTTTGGGGATGTTGAATATTACAATACTTTTTCATAAAATGAGCTGGATCTTTAGCACATTTTAAATATTCTTGTCTTATTATTTTTTTTAAATCTTGACTCATTTAAGGTAAAGTATAATTTATTACATGAATAGTAAGAACAGTAGTAAGAGTTCCAGCAACAAAACCTATCCAAGGTTTTTTATACCATTTATCAACTTTTCTTAACCTATCATCATAAATTTTTATTTGTTCATTTAATAATTTTATTTCTTGTTGTTTATATGATAATAAAGTACTATCCTGAATTGATAGAAATTCATAGTTTTTAATTTGATACTCTAAATCTTGAATTAAAACTGTTTTTAATGAATCTTGATACTCTAAATCTTCAACAGCTTGAAAAAATTGATTTAATTCACTTTGAGGGATACTAATTGTATCTTGACTAAAAGAGAATTTACTCATTAATAAAAAAATGAAAATAATAAAGTAACGCATGATTAGTTCTTTTTATATTTCTTTTTAAAATCGTCTATAATTTTTTTAGAATCAGAATTATTTGATTTTTGAAGTTGAGTTTTAGTTTTTTTAATATCCTTTTTTTTAGAAGCTATATTTTTCTTTGTTACTTCTTTTTTTACTTCAACTTTAGAAACTTCTTTTTGAACTTTATCTATTTTTTCTTTATTATTTTTTAAATCTTCTTTAAAAACTTTTTTATTACCTGATCTTCTCCCTGCTAGGAAAAAGAAAATAGCTCCTAGGACACCACCTATAGCTACTAATATTGCCCACATTTTCTTCATATTATAACATTGATTCTAGTTCTTTTTTCATTTTGGTTAACTCTTTTAACCTTTCTAAATGTTTTTCTTTTTCTGAACCTTCTGATTTTTTCCATTTAGCTAAAGTAGACTTCATTTCTTTTGTTATTTCTTGAAGTTTTCTTCCTACAGTAGTAACACTATCTTTCTTTTTTAAATCTGCTGATGTTGGTTCTTCATCTTCGCTTAAATCATCTAATTGATCATTTACTTTTTTAACACTTTTTTCAATGTCATCAACTATTCCTTTAGTTGTTTTAAGATCATTTTGATAATCTTTATTTTTTTGAACTTGTTTGTCAGTTATTGATCCTTCTTCTTCTGAAAGAATTTCAATAATTTCTTCTCTAATTTGTTTTTTAAATTCAGATTTTTTCATTTGAAAAATATTTTTGTTATAAATATTACAAAATTACTTCTCCAATCACTTTTTGAATTCTAGAAGATGTTGAACCTTTAATTTCTATAAAATTTTTAATTCTATGACTAAATCTTGTTAGGAGTTGTTTTATCATAAAGTCTATTTCATCTCTATACTTACTATTAGTTTCTCGAACTCCATTGTTTTCAATTTCAACTCCTTCAGGACTTACATAAAAAATATAATCATACTCATGAATTAAACAAGCAGCTAAATTAATAAAATTATCTTTATCTAAAAAATTCATTGATTTTGAACATTGAGCAAATGCCATAACATCAATAACAGTTCTATCTGTTATAATATTTTCTTGCATTAATTCAGCTGATCGTTCTGATAAGAATATTGTTTGACCTTTTAAAGTAGAATCAGTATTTAGAGGAATTCCTAATGACATTAAATGTTTAGAACGCTCTGTTCTAAATTCATAATTTTTAAATTCAGGTAATTTTTTTAAGGCTTTAACTAATGTCGTTTTACCTACCGACATTGTGCCACAAAATCCAATTTTCATATTCCTTGTGATGATCCGGGTTTAACTCTATAACTGTCTGAATCGAAATGTTGTGTTGATACTTCAAATATTGTAGCCCCTTCAGTAATAGCTATCATTTGATGAGGTTGGCCTGGGAGGAGATGAATACAATCTCCTTCTTTTACCATTATTTCTTTTTCTATAGCTTTTTCAGTATCTATAAACTTATATCTAAACATTCCTTTTGAAATATACCATGCTTCATCCTTTAATAAATGATAATGCATAGAAAACATTTTACCTTTTTTAAATACTAAAAGTTTACCACAATATAATTCATTATTAATAATCCACAACTCATACCCCCAAGCTTTTTCATGCTTTTCTCCAGGGTATGGTTGTGCTTGTAAGGTATGTTCTCTCATATTAAAATCTTTCAACCCCTTTCATTGCAGGGTTTTTATACCAGGGCATTCCTTCTCTATCCCTTACTCTATCTTTAAATTCTTCTTCATGATATTCAAAACCAAATAAGAAATATTGTTTTTTTACCCTTCCACTTGAATAATCTCTAATTGCTGGTTTATCCCAATTATGAATTTTCCAATTGTCCATAACTTGTACTTCTTTTCCTTCAACTTCTATAAACTCTTTGTGAAATCTAATTAAATCTATTTCTTTACCATCTGTAGTAATTGTTCGAGTTTCAGAATAAAGTGATTTTTGTCTTTTTGCCATAACTTATTTTTTGGGGTAAATATACGAAAGATTTTTTAGGAAAACAAACTACTTTCAACAAAATCTGGAAATTC